ATGGAGCAAGAAACATTTACTTAAAAAATATAGGCTTAGATGAGAGTCTTTAAACAAAGAAATTCGCCAAAAGTAAATTTACATTAACTTGTGAATTTTGCGAATTTAGTCATCTGTAGAAACATAACATTGATCAGTTTGATTCATTTTTAAAACTAAACCAAAAGAAGATAACGTTGATACCCTAAAAAATAGATTAATGAAATAAATAAAAAAAGTTAAACAACTCACCCTAAAAATAAAATCTTTCGATGTTCCTCCCCAATAATCTGTAAACGTTGTAACAAAAAGTATCAACGAAGATAGATAAAGACCATGTACAAAATTGTACAAATTATAACAACATTCATGATAAGAATCTAATATAATAATTGAGAGCCAAACAGACTCTACAATCAGAAACATAAGATTAAAAATTGAAATTATCATACAACATTTGTTATCAGTTTCACATTTACAACCAATAGGTTTAATATAATATTTACACATATTTCATTAAATCCTTGTATAAGTTTTCGATAAAATAAAATCAATTTTTTCAAGTATCAAAAACATCCAAATAATCAGAAACCTCATAAAAATCCTTCAAATTAATATTATTCAACACAAAAAGTAATGCTTCCCTCTTACCCTGTTTCAAACCCTCATTTATATTCTCTTGAGTAAAATCCATCGGCGAAAAATCCAAATTATATTTAGACACATAAACACTCTCATCCCTATCATCTAACTCCATTATCTTTACATAATCTTTCAAATTACACTGTAAATAAAGCACATCCAAAACTTTATTTATATATCCAAACAAATTATTACCAATATCAGAATACATATACTTCAAATACTCACTATCCACACCAACAATCATAGTCAAATCACATTTAACAGTTTTCAAATTTTTAAGAGGAAACTGCTGTAAAAGCGACCCATCTGTATAATGAATCCCATCAATAAGTGTTGGTTGAGTAAGAATCCAAGGAGATGCAGAAGCTTTCAAATACTCCTTGAAATTCTTATCTGTACCATTAACATATTTATACCTTGATGACGTCAAATCAGTTACCACAACATTAATCTTACCCAAATGATTTTCACTACATTTTGCAAAAAAATCATGAATTATCTTTTCCAATTTCTCATTAGTATTCAAACCCATTCTGTAATAACTTGAATAAGCATTGACTAATGTTCCAATTAATGGTATAGATGAATACGGAGTAAATATATCATTAATTGAATTAAAATTTAACCAAAACTTTTTCAAATCATCATACATCTCCAAACATAATCCTGTCCCATTCAATGCACCAGCTGACGCACTATCTATCTGGACAAAATCGAAGCATTCGGAGAAAAACTTTGTTAAAATATATATGAATCCACCTTGGAAAGAACCACGGACTCCTCCACCTGGCAATATTAAATGAACTTTTAATTTACTCATTTTAATATATTATTATGGGTTATTTTTTTTATATTTACATTCCTGAAGATTTAATTTTATTTTTTAATCTACAGTATTTTATATGATATGCTTTAATGATGTGCTGAAAAAGCTATTCACTGACAAAAGCAAGTTGATTCTCATTTTTACTTTTTCACTTTACTTTGCTGGTACACAAATTGCCAAAAGTTATTTGACTGGTAAAATTGTTGATCTTCAACAACCTAAATACCTTTTTTTTTACATAGCAATTATTATTTCTGGTTTCATAACAAACTACTATTTGGATATTTATGTCAATAAACAAGTTTATGACTACAGTGAAACATTTTTTGATTACTTTTTGAACACTTTCTTCTCAGCAGATTTCAAAGAAGTTAAAAAATATAATACACAAGTTTTAACATCAGTTGCGGATTCAATCACACATATTAGATATTTCACAGAAACATTCTACTTCTCATTTGTATGGCGCGCAATTATGATTATAATTTCTATTTTTATTTTCCTTTATTATTCACCAATAATAAGTGTTCTTATCATAGTTAGTATAATAGCTATTATTATCTATCTTAATTTTGCAGTGAGATGGCTTGACGAAAAATGGAATATTTATTTGAGAAAACTAAACAGATTCGAAAAAACATTCCAAAATGTCATGCTTAATATCTGGAATATCAAATACAACTCTCTTGAACAAATTATTAATTATGAAGTTAAGAGATCATTTGACGCAAAATCAAAAGCTCTTATGGAATTCAAAAATATGGATTTCTATATTTATAAAGGTCCATCTATTATATTTATTTTAACTGTTATCGTCAATTTATACATCATTATCAAATTGAAAAATATGCCAATTGCAACCAGAGTTTTCCTCATTCTTCAGATATTCAATATTTCAAAATATATCGAGAACTTAAGTGGAGTACTAGTTGATAAATATCAAAATGTTAAAAATATAGAAAAGATTTGCCCAGTTTGGATATTACAACCAAAAAACTCACTCCACAAACGAATCAAAACAATTAAAACAATAGAGTTCAAAAATGTAACTTACAGCTTTGGTGACAGACCAACATTACATAACATGAATTTTGTAATCAATAAAGGTGATATAATTTCATTAAGTGCTGACTCAGGAAAAGGTAAAAGTACAATTATTAACCTTTTGTGTAGATTATATGATATTGATTCAACACAAGGTGGTAGTGGAGAAATTTTAATAAATGGAATTAATATTAAGGATATTGAATTGGAAACATTACGTCAACAAATATCTGTTGTTCCTCAAGCTATTATTTTGTTTAATGCATCTTTAAAGAGTAATATTATTTTGGATGAGAAATATGATAAGAAAAGATTAATGATGTTGGCTAAAATGTTGAAACTTCCAGATCTTAATATGAACGGACAAAAATGTTCACATGGACAAAAACAAAGAGTTTTAATAGCCCGCACACTTTACAATACAAAGAAGTCAGTATATATTTTTGATGAATCTTTATCTGCTGTTGATTTACCAACTGCTAAAAAGATTCACTCATATATATTGAACTTTTTAAAGAAGAACAATAAAATTGGAATATTTATTTCACATAATAAAGACTTTGAAAACAAATCTGGAAGAATTATTAAGATTTAGTCCGCATCAATGAAGTATACAGCAATGAAAATGAAGTAGAATGGAACAAATATTAAATCAAATTTTGCAAAAAACGCAATGAAAAGTGCAACAATCGCAGATTTCAATGCATTCTTTAATCTTTTATAATTTTCATTATCTGTGTCATCTTTTTTCTCATAAATCTTTAATTTAATATAAACAGCTATTGACACAACCACTACAATACCAAAATGAACCCAAAATGTATGTGATGTTAACATGTCTTGAATATCAAAAAATGTTTTTGGCATAGTTTTTCTAATCGTGAAAAAACTAAATATAAACAAAACTAACATTACAACCAAAAAACCCATATCATTACTCAACCAATCCATAATATAAAAATAATATAGATTTTTTTATTCATTTATTCAAATCAATTTGAAACGAATCTTAAAGATTTACTTTCAATTTCAACATCTATCTTGTTAATAGAATTATCAATAAGTTCCCCATCAATAACAATTTTTCCATCACTCTTCTCCAATGAAAACCCCTTAGTTTTAACATATTTAACTTTAGAATGATTTATATATGTTCCATTATCAAAATTCAACATGATTTTCAACAACTCACATCTTGAAACTGGTGCCAATATATAAGAGATGAAAATATAACCATCATCTGATTTAGAATGAGGAGAAGCATTACTGTTGTGTGTAATGTGACTCAAATTATTTGCTAAAAATAAAATAAAATTACCTTCAATCACTTTATCTTCACCATCTTCTGCTTTATATTTTAATGTACCATAATAACCACGTTTTTTAATTATACTCATAATAACTCCATAAACAAACCGGAAATAACCCATCCATCTATAATCTTCAGTTTCTATATCAACATCAGCAATCATACCCCATGTAACACTCAGAAAAGCTTTAACGGAATCCCTCGGGTTATCACCACTTGACATAAGAATATTCATTAGATCCATTTTCTTTATATTATGATTATCCCTAATTATACAATCAACATAATCATCAATGTTTTTCAAACTCATCTCATTTGTAATAGATCTATAAAATCCATTTCCTGAACCAGCTGGATAATGAAATATAGGAACATTCTCCAACGAAGATAAGGACAAATCCATATTTATATATCTATAAATAGTACCATCTCCAGATATAAACATAATGAATTTGTAATGTTTATTATTTATTTCCTCTTTATTTTTCATGAAGTATGAATACATCTCTTCATAACTTGATGTCAATATCAATTCACAATTGTACAATGAATTGATATTTTTTGTTAATTTTAGATTATTCCATATTTTTAAGGAATTCTTTTTCCCACTATCTGTGTTCACAATAATTAAAATATTACTTATTTCCAACATTCTATTTTTATAATAAATAAAAATATTTTTTTAAATTATCCTAGTTTTATATCATGCTTTTTAATAATTACATTATTATACATGTTAAAACTTATTAACAACAATCTGTACAATATTTTTGAACTTTACAACGAAAATGACAAAATTATATTATACGTGAAAATGATCACCACCAAATATGACGATGACTACATAAATTATAGAACAGACCTTTTACAACTATACAACGATACTTACAAAGATTTTGAACGAAAAATATACATTATAATTGATATTAATACACTCAAAAATAAATTAATAAAAATAGTTCGAAATGAACTTAAATACTTCAAAGATAATCGCGACTTACTCGAATTCATTGTACATAAAATTTACATTTTGAAAGAAAAATCATTTTTAACAACAATCATAAAACTTCTCAAACCTTTCATGTTCAAATCAAAAGTTCAAACTATTGTTAAAAAAAATTTGGAAAAATCACTTGTTGATATTCTAGATTAAAGATTTAAAAAATTACTCCTATAAAAATCATGACAAAGAATATATATATTTATGGTTCTTCCAAAGAATTAAAATTATTTTTGAAAAATAAATATGAAATTTATTCAGAGAAAAATAACAATGAATCGTTTATAATGAATATGAAGGAAAACAACATTGACACACTTTACATAACATACGATTTTATAAATGTTTTTGATAATAATTTTTATCAAAAATGTAAAAGAATAGGTATCAATATTTTAAACGATCGAATTGATTTCTTAGGGGATCGTATCGACAAAATAATTCGTTATAATCTAAAAATCCCAATTCTTAAAAAGAGCAAACAACACACAAACTACAGCAATCTTGTTATTGAATCACTCGATATGAAATATCCAATTTTATTAAGAACAAACAAAGGCAAAACAATTTTACATAAATTGAAGGATGCTAATGAAATCATTAAATATAAAGATTATCTTACAAATTTTATTGATTTCTTTGACGGAGATGATCAAGCTGTTTATTTACAATATATTCCAGAAAAGTTTGTTAAAATTAAGGTTTTTTTTTTAGGTGATCAAATATTAGATTGTTATAAAGTTTTATATTCATTTTTAGGGGAAGATATTATTATGGAGTCTTATCCATTTGTTGATAATGTTGTTAAAGAGGATTTGAAAAATATAGTTGAATATTTTAAATTAAAATTCGGTTGTATTGAATTTATTATTGATTGCCAATCAAAAAATACATATTTTTATTCGATACAATCTATTGATAAATTATTTAATAAAAGAGAATTATTTATTAAGATTTTTGGTATTGATTTATATGAAATTAAATTTGGAGATTATTCGGAGATAAAACCTAAAATTAAGAGTGGATTGATTTTGATGAACGAAATTATTTTTAATTATAATGATTTTATGCCTTTTTATAGAGCAAACAGTGGGAAAAAAAAGTTATATTATACAAAAAAATTACATATTAAGAAGAAAAGGGAGGAAAAAATAAAAGAGGATATATTGTTATTGTTAAAATCAACAACAAATATTTTATTTAAGGAAATTTGTTATTCTGATATTGGTTTTATTGATGGAAATAAAACATATATAAGAAATTTATATAATGTTGATCAAATAAATATTATGAATATTGTTAAATGTGATTTTATTGATAATGTTTCTGTTTGTACTTGTTCAGATCATTTTATTCTTGATAAATATAATTCGAGAATTGCTAATTTTATGGTTGGTAATAATCCAAATAGAGATTGTCAATTATTACAAATTAAAAATAGTGATATTGAATTAGTTTTTATGAATAAAACATATGTTTGTGTTACTGGTTCAACGGCTAATACAGAGGTATGGTTGGAGGGTAAAATGGATAAAACATATAATGTTGTTGAAGTATCATCTGGATCTTCTCTTGTGATTAAAAAGACTGATATAGATTCAGCTAATTTAAATTATATCGCGGTTTCAAATGGATTTTTGGTTGGAGGAAATAAGATTTTTTCAATGAGATCCTGTATTATAAAATCAAGGAAAATACTTTTTAATAAACCTTCACAATCAATTATTATTAATCCAAAGCAGGCTAATATTTTGATTCCAAAAATTGGTAATAATTATGGTCTTAAAGTTATTGAATCATCTTTTACAGATAAGTTTAATAAAAAGGTTATTAACTTTATTTATTCAAACAAATGGAATGTTGAAAAAATAAATGACAAAACGAAAAAAGTTAAATTAACATGTAAAGGTATCAAAGGTTCGAAATATATAAATAAACTTTATGAAAAATATTCAGTACAAATAAAAGATAAAAAATATAGATATTCAAAAGGAACTGTTGTTTTGAATAAACAAGGATTATTTATTGTAACAAGTAGTAATTATGATTATTATGATGGGCTGTCAATCTTTAATATTATTTCATCTGAACTTTGGAAATTGAATTATTTAAAAAATATATCAGTAATCGGATTTTTGAAATGTAGTTTAAGTTTTACATGGCATCAAACAAAAGTAATTGAAAATATAATTGGTTTCAAAACTGCTTTTGTTGAAAAAAAATCAAGATTAGATGACATATCTGAAACAAAATTATTATTGTTATCATATTTAGACAAGAATAATTTAATAACTGTTGAAATAAGATTAATGGGAGATAATCATCTGTTAGTTGATTATTCCAAAATAAAAAGTAGTTCAATTAAAGATAACTTATTTATTGAATATTCCTTTAGACAAAAAATAATTGAAGAATATGTCATTAATCGCAAAATCAAAAATATCGACAAAAAATCTGTAATATTCGGATTGAATTCTTATATTATAAATTGTGAAGGTGTTGATAGAGAAAAATTGGCACTTAATATTTACAAAATTGAGAAAGAAATTGGAATTAAAAAAGAGATCCAAACTAGAAAAATAAAACTTCCAATTATTTTAGATAAAAAATATTTTTCAGAAGAGAAATATGTCAACTCATTATTACGAATAAATAATATTGAGAAAAAATCAGATATTAAACAATTTATCGAAAAGATGCGATTCATTATAGTTGATATTAACTCAATCAATCCAAACTCCTTTTCATTAATTCCATATGACCCAAGAAACAGACTATTTCTTATCCAAAGAAATATAAATAAAACTGTTGAAAATGGAACAATAAGTATAGGTAAGTTTTTTACAAATGTTCATTATGAAAGGCCAATAACTAATGAGGCAATAACCATTATTGGGAAAACAATCCCAGTTTTTAATAAGAAGGATAAATCATTTATTCTAAGAAGATTTGATATTGTTACTTTTGAATTAATAACAAACAGTGCATTTTATTCTATTCTTAATCACAATAACTTAGGAAAATATTATATTGATATTAGATCATATAAGTTTGATATTTCTGATTATCGTAATTTTTTCACAATGAATCAAAAAAATTTTATTCATCATAAACAAAAAGCAATAGAGATTTATAATAAGGAGAAAGATATGTATGTAACCAATGATAGTAAAAGTTTTATTGATATTTATGATGTTATGTCTCCAGAAACTTGCTATATTGATGAGATTTATGTTGGATTAAATAATGTCGTAAAAATTGGAGATAAACTTTGTAAAATAGTAAGTTATAACTATGACGAAAATGGAGAAAAAGTTTCGAAAAATAAATTTATTATTAAATCTAATGTTGATGGTTTAATTACAAAAATAGATATTGTATGTGGAAAAGATATTAAAAAAGGTCGCACAATTATGAGTATTTTACGATATTAAGAAAAAAAGATTTGTAACATTATATATAGAAAATGTTATATATATTTTTTGGATTATTAATTATTCTTGTTGTTATTTATGTTCTTTTACCTAAATATAAAGATCAACAAGAACAACTAGATCAACTAGAACATTTAACAACTTCTACATCTATATCTTCTGGTTTTGATAAAGATAAAGGAGAATCAAACGTTGGTGAACAAAACACTAACAAACTTTGTTGTGATGAATCTTCGTCTAATTTAAGTGTATTAATTACTAACTTAAATTCTAAATATGATGCTCTTGCAAGTGAATATAATTCATTACAGGAACAATTAACTACTAATAGCGAAAGAATACAATATATCTATGATGAATATGACAGCGCAAACGACAAACTTCAAGCAGAAATGAGTTCTTAAAGTTGACCTTTGAAATTTCTAGTGTATTTTTGAAAAGCATCTATAAACATTTCATCATCCTTTGATGGTTGACCTGATCTCAAAATAGTAGTTTCACCTTTGAGTAACTGAACAGAATCGATTTTAAAACTGTTTGCATAAACTTTGAATTGTTTAGATCCATTTTTAATATCATTGAGATTCTTCTTATTATCAGACTTATTGAATGTAATTAAATTAACATGTAAATCAGAAATTCTATCAATGTTCATACTATCACCGAACACATTATTTGTTCCATATTTTCTTAAATATTGTTTAATAAGTCCTAAGAATTTGTTATTAAACTGTAAAACAATTTTGTTATAAACCGAATTTTTTCCTTGGAATGCTAAATTTGCTAATTCACACTGAAGTGGTTTGAACTTATTAATAACAGCATTCACCAAAGGCATCATATACTCATAAAACTCAGTTGCTGTTTCATCATCAATATATCCTAAATAAACAAATCTTACATGAAAAGTTCTAACTTTTTTTACATTATTAATCTTATACTTCTTCAAGAACGCATTCTGGATTCCTTTTAATTGATTTGAAGTATTACTATCCAATTTATATCCAACAAAGAAATGATTTTTAGTCTTATTGTAAACAGTATTATTCTTGTTGTTCACATTATTTCTATTATTTTTAGTTTTTCCATTATTTCTATTGTTTACTACTGTATTTCCATTATTTCTATTGTTTACTACTATATTTCCATTATTTCCATTATTTCCATTATTTTCATTATTTCCATTATTTCCATTATTTCCATTATTTCCATTATTTCCATTATTTTCATTATTTTCATTATTTTCATTATTTCCATTATTTCCATTATTTCCATTATTTCCATTATTTCCATTATTTCCATTATTTCCATTATTTCCATTATTTCCATTATTTCTATTATTTCCATTATTTCTATTATTTCTATTATTTCTATTGTTAACTGTATTCCTATTATTTCTATTATTTCTATTGTTAACTGTATTCCCATTATTTCCATTATTTACTGTGTTTCTATTGTTAACTGTATTCCCATTATTTCCATTATTTACTGTGTTTCCATTATTTACTGTGTTTCTATTGTTAACTGTATTTCTATTGTTTACTGTATTTCTATTGTTTCTATTATTTACTGTGTTTCTATTATTTCTATTGTTTCTATTATTTCTATTATTTCTATTATTTACTGTGTTCATTGTATTCATTGTATTCATTGTATTCATTGTATTCATTGTATTCATTGTATTCATTGTATTCATTGTATTCATATTTAAATTGTTTTTATTATTATTTCTTGTATTGTTAAGTCTTGTATTATTATTTCCTATGGTGTTCTTTGAAGGATTAATAATATTATCTAGACTATATTTAATTTGTATTCCTGGGTGTTTTTGTAACGAGGAGTTAAATACGTTCATTGATATAATATAGATATTTTTAGTCGAAGTACACTATATTAGTTCCTACTCCATTTTTAGTTTTGACTGGTTCATGGGTTTTTATAAGTTTATATACTAAATATTTATTGCCTCTTTCATATTTCTCTCTAGAGAGAATGTTGTATCCATATATTTTGAGAAGTTGTCGCAATATTGTTATAGCTTTTTTCTCATCAATTGTTGGAAAATATTTGTTATATTTGCACGGTAAATAATATTTCCTAAAATTATTTTTAAAGTATGATCTTTTCATCTTTTGTGCAACTTTTTTATCCACAACATCTTGTCGATAAAACTGATAATATGTGTCGAAGCCCTTGGGAATAAAAAGTTGTAGGTAATTTTTAACAAATTCTCTTGAAGGTAATACTCTAAATAATTGATTTTTCATTATCTAATATACACTAATAATAAGTCATATTTTTATTTTTTTCGAAAAGAACCACATTTTTTTAAAAAATAAAAATAATATACCAGGTTTAAAAACATATATCATAATAAAAATAGTAATATGAATGATCAATTCCCATAACCTTATTTTAAATAGTGACATTAAAGGTCTTGAATTGTACCTTCAAAATTTAGATTATCCTAATTTTAGAAGTGAATATATGTTTAGTATTATAATAGGATCTTGTATTTACTTACAAAATAAAAAGTTATTATCTTTCCTAATCAAATTTATAAAAAAAAATAAGTTATCAATTGGAAAACGAGAAGTTATTGAAGGAATATTTTCAGCCTCCCGTTATTTCCCTTCATTTCGAAATAAAAAAGCTGAAACTGATTATTATATAAATATGATGTATATTGAGCCTTATTCAACCGTTTTTGGATGAGATTTAAAGAAGTTTTCATTATATAAGATAAAATGGGAAACACATGGTTATCTTTCCTTTTTGATGTTTATCAAAGAATTAAAATGAATACAATTAATAAATGGTTGGGTAAAAAATTTGATATAAGTGTTATGTATTTCAAAAGAATACATATGACAAGTGTTTTTATGGGTAAGCTTTTGCGAGGAAAACAAGTATCTGATTTGAAAAAAGTAAATGAGATTATTGCAGAAGAGAATGAAAACTTGAAAGAGATGAATATCACTTTGGAGTTTGACAGATATGAATATCTTCCTCTTAATTGTAAGCCTGAGAAAAGGAAGTTACTTATTGCACTTTATAAAAAGAATAAAAAGTTTAATGATTGGAATGTTAATTTGAGAAAAAGATTAATGGAATATGATGTTTGTAAATACAATTCCGATTTAATGGCGCATATTACAATTGGTCGAGTATATGGCTCAAATCTCCCCAAAGATCTCTCCAAAATAAGAAAATATCCTAATATTGAAATTAGAGGCATGTATTTATGTGGTGAAGGTAACAAACATATTAAATGTTTTAATCACTTTGAGCAATAATCTTTGCTCAAATATTTCTTACTTCCTTGGTTTGCTAATAGATCAGCTTGATTATTACCATACCATTCAAAATATTTTATGGAACTTTTATCTTTTGGTTCTGATCTGTGTGCGCGAACGTGATTGTAAACAATATTGAAACAATTTTTGTGTTTTTCAATAAGGTTATCGAGATGACAAAGAAGATCCAAATTGAGGGGTTCTTTACCATCTGCTTTTTTCCATCCACGGCGTTTCCAATTTTTGTACCATTTGGTCATTGTATTGATAAGATATTGACTGTCTGAATTAATCTGTAGGGTTTGTTTTGAGCATTTCTGGTCATAACTGATAGAGAAAATCTCAATGGCTTTAATCACAGCAAAGATTTCTGCTCTATTGTTTGTAATTGGTTTGACATAAAAAGGTTCGGTCAAGTTTCTGTAATCATTATCTCCCCAAAAAACGCCAATACCTCCGGCACTTGTTTTACTTTTTCTGGAGTTATTGTAACAACTTCCATCTGTAAAAACATGAACAAGTTTTCTTGAATCTTTCGGACCTTTCATGTTTTTAACAGCACTTTTAATAACTCTTTGTTTCTTAGGTGCCACTTTCTTTTTTTTACTTTTAATAATCTTAATCTTTTTCTTTGGAGGTGGTTTTCCGCCATCTTGTTTAGTATTGATATAATCCATTATTGTTGTTTGCATTATTATAATAAATATTGTTATAATAAATTCATTTTTTAATTTTTTATAAAGAAAAATAAAAAATGATTTCTAGAATCTTAAAAGATTTAATAACAAACCGATTAGTATACTATAATGGTTAAGAAAATCAGTGTTATAGAGATACTAAAAAAGTTGGGAATCAAAAAGCTCAAACCGAAACAGAAAGAGATCATCAATTTGTTTCTGAGAAAAGACAAACCAGACACAATTGGTATTCTTCCCACAGGTTATGGTAAGAGTCTTTGTTATATTGTTCCACATTTGATGAAACAGAAAAATGTTATTGTAATCTCGCCATTGATCTCGCTTATGGAGGATCAAGCAGAGGGACTCAGGAAAAAGAATATCAGTACTTTAATCTTTAATAGCAATCACCGACCATTCCATGGTTTGGAAGGTCAAACAAAGTACAGTAAAACTTTGAAAGGTGAAATATCACATATTATGTATTTCTCTCCTGAATCCTTTTTAACTAATGGGTTTTATATTAGGTCATTACTTGAATATAATAGGGTGTCAATGGTTGCAATTGATGAGTGTCATTGTGTGAGTACATGGTCAGATTTCCGAAAAGATTACAATAATTTGTTTGTTATTAAAGAGTGGGTGAATAAATATGGAAGATCTGTATTTGTGTTGGCATTAACTGCTACTGCTACTCCGATAATGGTAGATGAAATTGCGAAGAAACTCAACTTTAAAAATCATGTATTAGTTAAGGAAAGCCTTTATAAAGATAACCTAAAAATCAAAATCTATGATAAATCCAGAAATGTAACAACAGATATAAACAAAATGAAGAATTTCCTAACAGACCTTGCTGAAGAATCAAAGGCCATTATATATTGTAAATCAAGAAAAGATACAGAAACAATTTCAAACCAGTTGAGAATGAAACATAGAATAAAGTGTGCATATTATCATGCTGGTTTGGATACAGAAAAGAGAACAGAAGTTCAAACCAAGTATAGAAATTGCGAATTAAGGGTAATTGTTGCAACAATCGCATTTGGTATGGGTATTGATGATCGTAATATTCATATGATTATTCATTATGGAATTTCTAAAAATATTGAATCTTATTATCAAGAGATTGGTCGTGGAGGACGTAATGGAGGGATGGTAGATTGTTATGTATTTTGGTCAAAACGTGACTTCTCTATTAACAGGTGGCATATCAAAGAATCTGATGCTGATGAGGACATCAAAAAGGTGGAACGTGCGAAACTAGATGATTTGGAGATGTTCATTAAGAGTTATCAATGTCGGATGCAATTTATTTGTGAATATTTCGGTGATGATGTTGGAGTTTGTTCTAAGTGTGATAATTGTCAGATGATGAAAGTTAATGAATTGAGAAAGATGGTAAAAGAGGATAAGAATACAATTATTTGTAATTTCATGATTTTAGATACAATGATTAATTTGAATCAAGGTATTGGGATGAAGAATTTATCTTTGATTTTAAAAGGAAGTCGAAGTAAGAAAATAACACCTAAAATGAGAATGTTGGAAACTTATGGAAAAATGGCTCATTGTAAAGAGAATTATGTCAAAGAAAAAATAACTAAAGTGAAAGAAGAGGGTTTCATTAATGAACATGATAACCAAACTGGTTGGGGGTCTTATTACCGCTTAAATACAAAGGGTAATGATTGGTATCTGAAGAATAAAGATTGGATTAGACGTTCAATTTTGATTCTGGAGAAGTTCGTAAGTATTGTTAAATTTCGGATTATGATGAATAAAGTTTTGGGGATAAACTTTGATTTTCAGAAATCTAAAAATGAGTTAAAATCTATAAATACAGATAATACCTCTACAATAAAGAGTAGAATTTTAGAATGGAGAAAAAACAAGGCAACGGAGATGAATTTACCACAATATTGTGTATTAAAGAATAGTGTTGTTGATGGTATTATTGCTAAAATACCGAGAACAAAATCCCAGTTACAAAGTATAAAGGGTATTGGTAAAAAAATTATGGAAAAATATGGAGATGATATATTGAAATTAATTTAAAATTGATTTTTATTTTATAATAATTGTTTATTATGTTTTTTTATTATGACACCTAACAATTTGTTGGAATATTTAATTACAAAATATCCAAATAAACTATGGTATTGGTATGATATCACAAAGAATCCAAATATTACAATGGAAATTATTGAAAAATATCCTAATAAACCATGGAATTGGTAGGGAATCTCAAGGAATCCAAATATTACAATGGAATTTATTGAAAAAAATCCCAATAAATCATGGAATTGGAAGGGGATCTCATGGAATCCTAATATTACAATGGAAATTATTGAGAAATATCCAAATAAACCATGGGATTGGGGAGGAATCTCATGTAATCCCAATATTACAATGGAAATTATTGAAAAATATCCAAATAAACCATGGGATTGGAGAGGAATCTCATGTAATCCCAATATTACAATGGAATATATTGAGAAAAATATTGATAATATATGTTTTGAAATGTTACCATTAAATGAATTTATATATCATAATAAATTGGTTGAAAAACAAGAAAGATGTAAAAACCTTTTTTATTTACAAAAAATGAAAAAAATTAATAATGACGTTCAACGGGTAATAATAACTGATTTTTTGTAACCAATAAAAAAAAAATGATTTTATATTATTATAATATCTATCTTGACAATATTTAATTATGTTACCAAAAAATCCGTACTTATATCTTATACAAAAATATCCAAACCGTGACTGGGATTGGAATTATATTTCCGCAAAAGTTCCGATTAATATTATTGAAAAATATATAAGTGATTATCCATGGAGTTTTGATGGAATAGCTTCAAACGATACTCTAACTACAAAATTTATTTTTGAAAATATAAAATTGTTTGAATTTCGTTTGGTCGGAGTATCGAGAAAAATGAAATTCGATTATGATTATTTAAAAAAAATTATTGCAAAACTTGGATATGATGGTTTTGATTATGATGAATTATCAAGAAATCATTCTATAACGCTAGATTTTGTAGAAGATAATATACATAAATTAAATTGTAGATTGTTATCCAGAAATTTTTTTTCTAACAATAGAAAAATAACAAGAAAACAACATAAACAAATACTACGTTTATGTTGTTTTATTTTAAATAAACTTGGTACAGGTCTCAAAAGACACATCATCTCAAACTATATCTACTCAAAAACCGAATTTTTAATATAGCTTTAATGACAAAAGACTGTCAACGCTATGGTGTAAAAAGACACTATTTTTCGCGGAAAAATCTTATAACGTCGACAAATTAGAATATTCATACCATATACGTCAAAAAATGTATTCGAAACAGTATACGATATGGTGGTAAAAGACAGTTTTTCGACTTTCAAAATCCAATACCGTCTCTAATAATCAAATGACGAAACACACTATAACGTCGGGCATCTTTCGACGCATTTTTTGACCTAAAAATCCAATAACGTTAAAAAGACAAAAATACCGGATACGGTATAGTGAAAAAAGACACTATTTTCACCACCCAAATCTAATACCGTTTAAACAAAACATCAAAACCGTGTACGTCAGTAGATTTTAAAAACACCATAACGTATACCGTGACGAAACACCCCATAACGTTGGACATGTTTCGACGCGATTTTTGTCTCAAAAATCCAATAACGTTAAATGGTCAAAATACCGGATACGATATAGTGAAAAAAGACACTATTTTTTGTATCCAAATCCAATACCGTTTAAACAAAACATCAAAACCGTGTACGCTATTAGATTACAAAAACACCATAACGTATACCGTGACCAAACACACCATAACGTTAGACATCTTTCGACGCGATTTTTGGCTCGAAAATCCAATAACGTAAAATTGTCAAAATATCGGATACGATATGGTGGAAAAAGACATGTTTCAATTCAATATCGTATCCGATTTCACTCTTTTTTCAAATTTTGAAAAATAACTTTTCTGAGTTTTGTTGTTGATTTTTCTCTTGGTAATTTTTATAAGATAAAAACGACTGGATTTTACCGTTATTTGTTGTTTTCTGAAAAATAAAAGGTAAAATGTAAATTTTTAAAATTTGAAAAATGCTAGTTTTGAAAGTTTTTTAAAAAAAAGACGAAAATAAAAAAATATTTTTCAACTTTTCAAAAAAACTTTTAAAATTTGAAAATTTCTGACGCGCCAGATCTGTACCGACTCACTTAATCGACTCACTTAATATGGTCCATAAGTTTTATACATTATTTTATAGTATATACATAAGTTGTACATTAAATATTATTTAATATTCGTTTTTTATATTTTTCGAACTATAAAATTTAAATAAGGTTAATTTAAATTTTGATTTTAAATGTAAATAACCATAAAATAGTGTTATAATTTTATTATGAAAAATTAAAAATTAAAAATTTACAAATTAAGTGAGTCGAAAATATTTTATGATATTTTTAATGTTTTTGTTATATTTTATGAATAATAAATGATAAAATAAAAAATAAAATGTTTATTTTCTTGGTGATCAAAAATCAAAATTAAGTGAGTCGTGTCTTAAAAATGTAAAATAATAATTTTACGATAAAATGTATACAATATTTTATGGTAATAAATATAAAATTATTATATTTTTCTTGGTAAATAAATTTAAAAATTAAGTGAGTCATGAATTTTTGTTAAAATGTTTAAAAAAAATTAATAAAGTAATATAGTATATGAGATTTGTGTGTGACAGATGTGGATATGAATCTGATAGACAGCCAAATTTTTTGAGGCATTTGAATGCTGTTAAAAGAAAGTGTAGAGCAATATTGAATGATATCCCAATAGAACATGTTTTTGCAAAATATAATTTGGGATCTAAGATGAAGGATAAAAGTCAAGAGAGATTATTTAAAATAATTGATTATTATGAATCATTTGGTAGAAATGAACAAGTTAAACCGAATGAATTAAATGAAATTAAAAAGACTTGTGAAAGATTGGAAGAGAAAATAAATGATATGTCTTCAAAGACTGGATCTGTTTATAATACTTATATTAATAATGGAAACATAACAAATAATGTTATACAATTAAATGCATATGGTAAAGAAAATACAGATTATATAACAAAGGAGAGCATTAATAAATATTTAGAACTGCCTTATGAAGCAGCTGTTAGGATAATAAAAGATATTCATTTTAATAAAAATCACCCAGAAAATCATAATATTAAAATAAAAACGGAACATAATAAAAAATTATATATGTTTGCTGGAGAAAAATGGGTTATACATGATGTTGGTCAAGCAGTAAAAGATATACATAGACAAAGTATGGAGTTGGTTAAAACAAAAATGAATAATGAACATAAAAGTAGTAATTATTATACTTTTAAAAATTATAATGAGAACGAAAGGACTAAGAAAGATGTCCTTAAAAATACAGAATGTTTAATTAGAAACAAAGCGTCAAAAGGTAATTTGATAGATTATTAATGATGTAAAAAGAAAATAACAGACATATTAAAAGGATGAGTAATGAAAAACGTATTTATATAATGATGAAATCTTTAGGTAAAAGTATCACAGAATTAAATAAAAAGTATGTTGAAATTTTGGATCAGTTTCAAAATATGAAATTTAAGAATAATGAGAATAATAAAGACAACTCAATTGAAGATGGATATATTACTGTACAAATACAAGCAAAGATGTACATGAAAAAGGTATAAAACATTTTTTAATAAAACCTTTTAGTGTTGATGAGTTAATATCGATTATAAAAATAAAAAAACCTTAATTTCTCTATTAGTCAGTAGTGTAGTCAACGATACATTGAGGACAACGTGAAATGAAGAAATCTTTGTTGATCTCCGGATCTGGTGCAAAAAGTGTAAAGTGTTCCTTACACTCTCGCAATCCAAAATGTTCAAAGGTTTCTCGCATTACGAAGTCTTCGCCGTACTTGGGATGCAATTTTCGGATATCCTCTGCAACTTGTTTTGCTTGGGGTACATTTGCCAACAATTCAGGAAATGCATCTTCAACGTATTCTTCACAAAAAACAGATATGTCAAATTTAGACATACCATAAATTATATTTTTCATATTCAGAAGTAATTTGTGTCATTTTTTTTACATTTTTTGGTTATTTTTTTCGCTATATAAAGTATAATGAATCACTATTTACCATTAATAATTACTTTAATCGTTATAGTAGTAATGGGAGTTGGTATCTTTTTATTACATGAATATGTTGATTACAAAGTCGATAATGACTATCGTAACCTCCCAACCAGCGTAAAAGTGGGAAGTGGATCTGGTATGAAGAGTTGTCCAAATGGTTGTATCAGAGGAACTTGTAATTACCAAGCTCATTGCCGTAATCATATGGGTTCAAATCCACAATGTTGTGCCTTTGATTTTCAATGTCAATATTGTAAAGACAATAACGGTGAATATTATTTGAAACCAGATTATAATCCATATATTGATGCTAATTATGCTGAAACTCCCAGCGAATTATCTGCTGTTGAAGAATTAAATGAAGCTATTTCTGAACAAAATAGATACATTCGTCGATTAAATAAAGATATCCGGAGAAAAAATAAAGAAATAATGAATAGAACCGCACCATTTAGCAAAGTGTAAATCATTAACCTTTTGGTGTAGATTTATCAAACAGGATGAAAATACCGAGTGCAATTAAGAAAATTGCATAAATTCTTCTTGTAATATTCTTGTTTATTTTAATTCCAATTTTACTCATCAAGTATGAGCCGACTGTAAACATAATAGCTAAATAAAGAGCGTACCATATGTTTACGTCACCTTTTTTCCAATAATTCCAAACAGCGAAGATCCCCACTGGTGGTAATAAAGTAGCTAAGGAGGTACCAACTGCTGATTTGAACGAGGACATAACACCCATTCCAACGAGTGCTGGAACGATGATAGCATCAGAGCCTCCGCCAACGACACCTGCTAGGAGTCCACTTGCTAAGCCGATAATTGTTAGTTTTATATATTCAACGATCATATAATATAAAAATGATTTTTATTTTGTGATATTGCTTTTTACCAAATATAAATATGTTATTGCCAAATAATTTACTTTTATATCTTATTGAGAAATATCCAAATAAACAATGGGATTGGAAGGGGATCTCATGGAATCCAAATATTACAATGGAAATTATTGAAAAATATCCAAATAAACCATGGAATTGGTATTGGATCTCAATGAATTCCAATATTACAATGGAAATTATTGAAAAAAATCCCAATAAACCATGGGATTGGGTTGGGATCTCAATGAATCCAAATATTACAATAGAATTTATTGAAAAATATCCCAATAAACAATGGGATTGGTATTGGATCTCAAGGAATCCAAATATTACAATGGAAATTATTGAAAAATATCCCAATAAACCATGGGATTGGTATTGGATCTCAAGGAATCCAAATATTACAATGGAAATTATTGAAAAATATCCCAATAAACCATGGGATTGGAATGCGACCTCAATGAATCCCAATATTACAATGGAATTTATTGAAAAATATCCCAATAAACAATGGGATTGGTATGGGATCTCAAGGAATCCAAATATTACAATGGAATTTATTGAAAAAAATATAGATAAAATAAATTTTGGTGGTTTATCAAGTAATAAATTTACATATCATAATAAACTTGTTAAAAAATATAAAAGATGTATGAATTTGTTTTATCTACAAAAACTATTTTACAACAAAGACGTTGTAAGATTGATTATCACTGATTTTTTGTAAAAAAAATGATTTTTATTTTTTTTGAAAAATTATAATTCATGAAAAATTATGATTGATAATATATTAATATATTTTTTGAAAAAATATCCCAATAAACAATGGTATTGGAAGGGAATCTCAATGAATCCAAATATTACAATGGAAATTATTGAAAAAAATCCCAATAAACCATGGGATTGGTATTGGATCTCAAGGAATCCAAATATTACAATGGAAATTATTGAAAAAAATCCCAATAAACCATGGGATTGGTATGGGATCTCAAGGAATCCAAATATTACAATGGAAATTTTTGAAAAAAATCCAAATAAACCATGGGATTGGTATGGGATCTCAATGAATCCAAATATTACAATGGAATTTATTGAAAAAAATATAGATAAAATAAATTTTGTTGGTTTATCAAGTAATAAATTTACATATCATAATAAACTTGTTAAAAAATATAAAAGATGTATGAATTTGTTTTATTTACAAAAACTATTATGTAGCAAAGACATTCAAAGATTGATCGTTGGAACATTTATTTAATTATTTTATAATATTTTTATATCATAAAATAAAAGTTTTACGGTGACAGTAGGATTCGAACCTACGCGGGCAGAGCCCACTAGTTTTCAAGACTAGCTCCTTAAACCACTCGGACATGACACCAAAGAGAGAGTGCATCGCCTCTCCGAAGGAGAGGCGATCGGGGCGAAGCCCGACTCTCTTTTGAACTCTACACCGCCTTCGCGGACAAATTTGTTATGATAACCGATGTGAGAATTGCACTCACAATCTTCCGCTTATCAGACGGATGCCTTAACTATTTGGCCAATCGGTCTTAAAAATAACAATATTCAAATATATGAAGTATCATTGATTTTATTCACATTTATAATGTGTGAATATCTTTTTAAGTAGTTTTGTAATTATTAATTTAAAAAAATTTTGATGAACAAAGTTGAACTGATAAAATATATTGAATTAGGTTATTCTATCGCTAAATTGGCAAAATATTTTGGTAAAGGTAAGTCAACAATAATATATTGGCTTAATAAATATGGATTAAAAACAAATCATAAACTAAGGCAAAAAGGCATAAAAATTATTGATTAATTTATTTAATTATATATTTTTTATAAAATTTTATAAAAAATAGTTTAAACATTAAATGAATGATTACGTTAACGACACGTTTACGGTATCAGTAGGATTCGAACCTACGCGGGCAGAACCCATCAGCATTCCAGACTGACCCCTTAACCACTCGGGCATGACACCATTTTATACAGAACATTGTACTAGGTGGAGCCGTTCCAAGCCCCATGTATCTCGAACATAAATTGAATTGCTGCTAATGTTCTTGGTAGCCAATGCGAGACTTGAACTCGCAGTCTCTGAGTCATAAGCTCAGCGCTTTAACCTATTAAGCTAATCGGCCCTTTATTTCAAGCTGAAATAATTCAAAAATATCAAACGATTATGTTAGTGCGGTAACAGTAGGATTCGAACCTACGTGGGTAAAACCCTTCCGATTAGCAATCGGACGCAATAGGCCTCTATGCGATATCACCTAAATATTAACCTACTTAGTAAACCAAGGGGTCAACTGTGTCGGTACGGGGAATTGAACCCCGACATCATGCTTGGAAGGCATGTATACTACCGTTATATTATACCGACTTACCGACTACATAATCCTATATTATTATCTCTTTAAGTATTTTATAAAATGTTCAAAAACGAATAAACGATTCCAAATGGGACTTGAACCCACAACCTACTGCTTCGTAAACAGTTGCTCTTCCGTTGAGCTATTGAACCAAGATTCAAGTGGGACTTGAACCCACAACCTACTGCTTCGTAAACAGTTGCTCTTCCGTTGAGCTATTGAACCAAGATTCAAGTGGGACTTGAACCCACAACCTACTGCTTCGAAGGCAGTTGCTCCGCCAATTGAGCTATTGAATCATATTTATTCTCTTGCCGAGAATTGAACTCGGGTCGTCTGGTTGAAAGCCAGAGATGATAACCACTACACCACAAGAGATAACCTTAAAGGTTTGAAGTCTATGTGGGACTCGAACCCACAACCTGCAGTTTAGAAAACTGTTGCACCGCCAATTGTGCTAATAGACCAATTAAAAATTATAAAACAAGGCTCAGACGGGACTTGAACCCGCAACCTTTGGCTTAGAAGGCCAACGCACTGCCGATTATGCTACTGGGCCAAAGGGAGATTGCATCTCCCTTTTGAACCCTACGCCGCCTCCGCGGATAAGGGTTGTTATGTTGTTATGTTGTTATGTTGTTATGTTGTTATGTTGTTATGTTGTTATGTTGTTATGTTGTTATGTTGTTATGTTGTTATGTTGTTATGTTGTTATGATGTTATGTTGTTATGTTGTTATGTTGTTATGTTGTTATTGAGTTCTTAATGGGAATTGAACCCATATCAACAACTTAGGAGGTTGCTATTCTTCCATTGAACTATAAGAACTTTAAAAAAATGGAGACAGAAGGACTTGAACCCTCTACTTCTGTGTGCAAAACAAATATTTTACCAGTTAAACTATGTCCCCAAAGGGAGATTGAATCTCCCTTTTAAACCCTATGTTAGGTCAAATTAGTTTATATTTTGCGGAGATAGACGGTTTCGATCAGTCTTCTTTCTTGGCCAAAGAAAAGAACTACCAATTATTCAATATCTCCAACGGGAAATTATATTTCCCTTTTAAACCCTATATTATACCAACTTGGTTTATATTTTGTGGAGATAGACGGTTTTGATCCGCCTTCTTTTCTTAGCCAAAGAAATGAACTACCAATTGTTCTATATCCCCAAATATAATCTTGAAGTTTTTACCCTTCACACTATTTCTAGTGTATTATCTTTTTAAGTAGTTTTGGGTTATTTTTGAAAATTGAATTATAATTTTATTATATAATGAAATTTGAAATAAAAATAACTGAAACACAAACACATTTTAGCCATTTGTGAATCAGATGAGGAAAAAAAAGGACTTAGAGTCCAAGGTCCTTATACTTCTATAGAATTAATAAATAATACTCTTATAATTGATTATGTATCTAAATTACCTTTACACCCGGACATAATTGGATCAATATGTATTACAGACGACAAAATTCGCAAAAATCACAAATTGTAATTTTTAACAAATTTAATACCCGAAGATATTCTAAAGGCCTTCGTCTTGACCTGTAAATAAACTTTTAAACGTTTATTTAAAAGATGTT